GCTGTCGGTGCTGCAAATGCTGGTGCTTCTGGCCTAGTGGGTGCTGCAAATGCTGGAGCCGCTGGGACTATTGGGGCCGCTAAAGCTGCCACCTCTGGGTTAAGTAGCCTTTCGAACGCCTATCTATATAACAATTTCTTCGGCGGAAATAGTAATAACAGTTCTGGGAATATTTACTCAAATCCCGCCCTATCGACTAACTTTACCGTACCGTCCAATATGAGTGCCGGTAGTAATATGTATGCCCCCCCTAGCTTAACGGTCGGAGGTTAATAGGAATGTCATTTCCACTCCAACAACAACAGCCGATGTCACAGCAACAACAGCCCGCGTACCAGCCGACTCAAGATGAGATTGGTAATGGTCACAAGGCTCTTGACGCCGTTATGGATGGACTTATTAAATTAGTCAGTCTTCCAAAAGGCGAATTGACTAAGAAACAAGTCTTTGACGAAGCATCCACAATGATCGCTCATGGTGCATATCCGACACCGGAGTCAAAGCAGCAACTCATTGGTGAATTAGCTAATCTCCCTGATGATGAGGATGGCATCCGAAAGATGCTTGGCCAATATCTGCTGGCCACTGCAACATTCCGGAACCATTTCCATAATGCTTTCGGGGCACCTCAAGAACAGACAATGCAAGGGGCTCAACAGTAATGGCAGGTTTTGACACTGACAACATTGCTGCGCGTACTACTGACGTAGCCGCTTCTGACACGGGTAATCAGTTCAATCCGTCACAAATGCTGGGCGGATTCGCTAACCTACAGAACTCTCTCAATCAAAATAAGATGTTTCAGGCGAAGGCTCTTGCTGGCCAGTACTTGGAGCAGTCCGTCGGACCTGATGGTCGCCCTGATCTGAACAAGTTCGGAGCGCTTCTCCAGTCCGATCAAAGAACTGCGCCTTATGCTCAAGAGGCGTGGCAAGGCGTTGCGGAGCTACAAGGTAAGAATCTTTCGAATCAGGGCGCTCAACTCGGTATCGCCGGGACTCAAACGGACAATGCTCGTAAAATTCTTGCAACTGCTGGCGTTATGTCCAAGAATCCTGATCCCGCCGCAGCTGCTTTAGAGAATAAACGGAACGCTGTGTCGCAACTTAGTGTCGGGGTTCAGAACAACCTTCTATCTCCTGAAGTATTCAATAATATTGTGAATAGCCCGGATTTTGATGGGATTATCCAATCAGCAGCTCTAAGCGGGGCTGGTGGTGATATTGCACGCCAAGCTGTAGCCCCAGATATTACAGGTGTCTCTACTGGGCAGGGGACTCAATTTGTTAGTAAAAATCCAGTAACTGGTGCTGTTGCTAATGCAGCGGGCCCATCCTCCTTTATCCATAATGAGTTGACACCGACTGATCTTGCCACACCAATTGATGTAGTTAATCCTGACGGCAGTAAAAGTAGGCATATTCTAAGTGATTACTTAAATCCTGATTTGAGCCGTAAGCCTGGGGCGACTCTCCCTCTCATTGATGCGGGGCCTCTTACTACAACTGCTAGAACCGCTCTTGGGGCTGCATACGGACCACAAATTGCAACTTTTGAGGCTGATGTTGGCGCTGCACCGCAAACTAAGCAACTTATTGAGCAGATGCGATCTTCAGTGGGGCAATTCCAAACTGGCCCTAACAGTGATTTCTGGAAACAAGTTGGTCAGTTAGCGTCTGAATATCACATCAAAGGTTTTGACCCTAATGATGTAAAAACGAGTGCTTCTGAAACCTTCAATAAGATTGTACCAACCCTTCTCAGACAACAAGCGTCTATGCTTGGCATGAATGAGACGGACACTGGCCGTCAGATCGCCTCAGCGGCGATTCCAACTAGCGGGATGACCGAGGCTGGTATCAAAAAGGTCCTAGGCATACTTGAAGGGAATGTGGATGCCATCTCCGCTCAGGGGAAAGTATGGGCACAGCAAAAAGCCTCTCATGGCGAAGGAACCTATGGAAACTTTAGAATGGAATTCCCGTCAAAGGTGCCCCCCACTATTTTCCAATCACAATACATGACACCTCAAGAGATTCAAGAGATGCAGAAGGACTGGACACCAGCCCAAAGGACTCAGTGGGAATCTCGTAAAAATCTAGCCAAACAACAAGGATGGTTGCCTAATGCCGAATAGCGTCTTAGATGACTTAGGTTTCGGAGACAATCAAGTAAATACCGCCTCGCCCACTCAGCAAGGTGATCCTGTGGCATGGACACTTCTAGGGGAAGCGGGAGATGACCCAAAGGGTCAATTAGCGGTAGCTTCTACGATTGCTAACAGGGCCTCTGCATTAAAGACGGACTATTCTCATATTGTCTCTGATCCTGCCCAGGGATATGAAGGTTGGCAAGACCCAGATGCAAGGGCTAAGACCCAGAAGAACTTTCCCGTAGGTTCTCCTGCGTATAATCGCGCCCTGAGTCTCATAGGAGACCTACAAACAGGCGCTGTACAGCCTTTACCGTATACACATTTCTACAGCCCATCTGCGCAGGCTGCAAAAAATAGACCCGTTCCAGATTGGTCTAACGGTCAGACTCCTACACCGATTGGTAAAAATCAGTTTTATACAATTCCTTCTAATTCGGCATCCGCCCCTAGTGCTCTAGACACACTGGGATTCAATGGGGGTGCGCCCGGGTCTGACCCTGATGTGACTAATTCCGTTACTGGTGCGCCTTTACCTGACTATCAAGCCCAGACTGCGCGTAGGCTGCAGAAAGAAACTGACGGTCTAGCTACTGATCCTAAAACTGGTGGATCGACCTATAGAGGTATGCCCCTGTACGTGTCGAGTGGTGACGAACAACCTCAGAAACCCGGTGACTACTGGATCGACAAGGCGGGCGGACTCCATCAAGTTCCTATTGACTACAATGGATTTACTAGTTATGCCAATGGTGCCCTATTGGGCGGTGGAAACCGTCTTATGGCCGGGGTTCAGGCCTTAAAAGCTACAGGCGGGAACCCTTTTAACCCAGAACTTGGTAATTATTTTGGCCAAGCCTTGGACTACTATAAGGACCAGCAGGAAGCCTACACAAAAGAACACCCAAGAGAAGCGGGGTTGGCCCAAGCGGTTGGAAATCTACAGACTATAATCCCTGCCCTAGCTCTAGGGGGGGAAGTTCTTGCGCCTGTCGGAGCAGCTCTAGGTACGGCGGGAGAATATCTGGCCGGAGCTGCTAAAGGCAGTAAGCTAACTCAATTAGGCTCTCAGGCTGTGAATGGTATGATCCAGGGTGCAGCTACCAATGCTATGACAGCCGGACAATCTGATAATCCATTTCTAAATCAAGTTGGAGAAGGCACTCTCATCGGGGGTGTAATGAACCCCTCATTACATACTCTTGGGTCCTCTGTAGCCAATAACTTTTATCCTCGTGTAAATCAATACATTGCGGATATGGCTAATATGGCTAAAAATAAGTTCAATTATGATCTCACTGGATCACAGATTCTAGGGGCTGTCGACCCTAAGGGGGCCGGGTCTACATTTGCAAACTTGGCTGCAACACCTGGGTCGGACACTGCTGCTAATGTGGCAAGACAGTCTACAATGCGTATGAGGAATATCGCTAATACTTTCGGAGAGGATACTGATACTCTAACGCCTCAAGCACTCCAAAGTACTTCAAAGCGTATCGGCGGAACTATGAATACAATCGCTGAAAGAAATAGAATTACTAATATTCCCGATTTAATGGATAATTTAACCGGAGTCGTCACAGAGGCCAAGGCTAACGGAGGCCTTTCCGCCGATGAACTGCGCCAACTTAACGCACAAATTGGTAATGTAAGGTCAAATGTAACTAAGGGGGGCCAGCTCTCAGGGTCTGCGTATAAGGACTTAATTACGCATAATGGGCCTTTAGACCTAGCGACTAAAAACCAAAATACGAATATTAGCGTACCTGCTCAAAAGATGCGTAGAATATTGGACTCAGCCTTCGATGCTGAAGCCTTACCCGGTGATGCAGATGCAATGAGTCAGGCTAGAACTCAATATCGGATGTTTAAGGCCGTAGAACCCTACGTCGGACCTGACGGTAAAGTGTCTATTCCTGATCTAAAGAGTTCAGTAGACTCCAATTTTCCTAGCCGGAATATATACCCAAATGATTTAAGCAATATTAGTAATATTGATAATCTATTTATGAATCATAAATCTTCTGGTGGCAATTCTTGGATACTTCCCGCGCTTAAACTAGGTGGGGCCACAGCAGGCGGTGCAGGCGCATCTCTTTTAATGCATAATCCTCTGGCAGCCGCTGGAGTTCTTGCAGGCTCTGGGGCGCTGGCTGTTGGTAAACATGTTCTAAGCACTCCAATTGCCGAGGCGATGGATAGTAATCCTTACTTTGTAAATAGACTATTACAGGGGGGTTCCGCATCTTACGCACCAAGCATGAATAATACCATTGCGGTTCCTTTGGCTAATACCGCCGCATCAAACATGTTTAGAGCACAAGGAAACCAGTAATTGGCCACATCAGTAACACTTCTGCCAAATGCCAGACAGCAGTTCATTAACGGTAATGGGCAGCCTATCGTTGGCGGGACAGTTGGAACCTATATTCCAGGTACATTGACGCCTAAGACTACGTATCAAGATTCAACAGGAACGACTGCAAATACTAACCCTATTACACTGGACGCCCTAGGCTCCGCTGTAATCTGGGGGAGCGGCGCGTACAGAGAAATTGTAAAAGACTCTTCTGGCAATGTTGTATGGGACAATACGACCCTTAGCGGCGGTGTCACGCATGAGTTCGCCTACAATATCCTGGACTATGGTGCAGACCCGACTGGTGTATCCGATTCAACATCTGCCATTCAGGCAGCTATGACTGCTGCGGGATCAGGCGGGACCGTGGAGTGCCCCACTGGCACATACCTACTTTCCGCCACACTCAATATGCCAGCTAATATGTGGCTTATCGGGGCTGGGCCTAATTCTACTATTTTCCGCAGATTCACAGACTACGGTAATACGATTTACTGTGCTAATATTGGTGCTGGTCGTATCTCTGGGATTTGGTTTTATCATTCATATCTACCAGCGACAACCGACACTAGCCTACAAAATCTAGCAACATCCGGTGCCCATGTCTATGTAAACAGCGGGCAAGGCTTTACCATCGATAACTGCTGGATGTGGCGGATGCCCTATGGTATTCGTGTCGAACAGTCTGCGAGTTTTCTAATTGATAACACCAGAATGCAGGGTGTTTGGGACCCAGTCTACTCTGCGATGCAAGAGGGTGTAACATCCATTAGCATCGGAGCGTCAAGCTATTGCCAAGAAGGTCGCATTACTCGATGCGCATTTGCAGGAGAAGGGTCAGCTGCGAGGTCCACAACCTGGACTGCTTCAGACGGCTCTACGACTGTAACTATCGCTAACAACATCGGCTCTCAGTCAGCAATCAGTGTAAACCAGTGTGAAGACCTACTGATCGATGGCAACTATATGGGTGGATCATCCTCCAACTGTATTGTCGCCACTTTTGGCAACGGGACCACAAATGCTGAATGGAGGATTGTAAACAATTTCTTCGATGGGGCTGGCCTTCATAGCGCTATTATTCAGCTGGCTTCTGTGTATGACGGGTCAATTTTAAACGGACTTACAATCAGTAATAACCATTTCAATGGTGAGTTTCTGTCTTATCAGGGGATTTCATTTGTAAACTCCGCAGGTGGTAGCTCAGTATCCCCAGCCGTTGCTAACTTTGTAATCTCCGGGAACACTGTAGAAGCTCTTATAGGGGCCTTCTGCACCATCTACAATGCCACTGGAGGCTCAATTACTGGTAACTCCATCACGAGTTATAACGTCAGAAATACATCCCCAGGTGGAGACGTGAACTACTGCTCTGCTATTTGGGGTGGTACTCATGCTGTCGGTATTTCATGCGTGGGTAATACCCTTGGCGGTCAGAATGGCAGTGCTGCGACACCCTCGTATTGCTACCAAGGCATTGTTGGTCAGTTCATTTCTGAAAGAGACACTTATTGGAATGGCGTCGGTGCAACTGGCTCTCAAGTTGGTAAGAAGGACAAGAAGGTCGCAACAGCGACTAATGCCAACTACCAATTAACCTATACTGAGGATGTGGTCGCCCTACTAATGACCACAACTTCCGCTGCTGTTGTTCCGCCCACTGGTGTTATACCTCCGCAGGGCTTTACTTTTACTATGAAAGACGGGCAGGGGACGGCTGGAACGTATCCTATGACTTTCAGTGCTGTTGTTGATGGTGTGACCGATCCTTCATATAATACACCATTTGCTTCGATTACCTTTATGTACTACGGAACAAATTGGATGGTCATTGGCCACTAATATGAATTTAATCTTAACTTGGAGTTTTGACCATTGAGCACTAATGCCGTTCTAAGACCGGGCACATATCTCGCCGACCCTAATGCCCCATCCCACGCCCTAGCCCCCAATGCTAATGGGAGCCTTTCCGTTCAAAATGTCAGCGGAGCGGCCATTAGTGTAAATACTGAAGGGCTGAAGGCCAGCTATGCGATGGCCATTCAAGGTCTTGTCGCATCTTCTGGTACACCCGTCGTTCAGTTACAAGGTTCCGCAACTAAGACAGTCCGAATTACTAAGATTGTCGCCACAGCCTACGGGACTACAGGGACGGGCGCATCCGTTGTGTACCTTGTCCGCACCACAGCAACGGCTACAGGCTCCTCTGCATCACCCTCCATTGTGGCGATGGACAGCGCCAACGCTACAGCGACGGCTACGCCTCTTCAATTTGCCAGTGGTACTGTAAACTCGGGAACCACTTTTGAAGTAAATGTGTTTCCTCAGGCGTCCTCGTCCGTAGTGGTTACGCCTTACCTATGGTTACCCGCCCCTAACACTCAAGAGTTTGTTCTTAGAGGTACATCCCAATTCCTGAATATCCAATTCAGCATCGGGAGCGCAACTGGGGCTTACGTTGATGTGACGGTCTACTGGACCGAGGAATAATGCCCGTCTGTAATAGTATTGACGATCCGACCCAAACACTCCAAAACTTTACTTTAGCTGATCTATCATCGTACACTTCAGAGAAGGCTTATGCTCCGGATGCAAGTCTGGACTTTAAGCTCTTCTTTGTCGGTAGAGACGACGTCCATAGTATTCTAAAGCATATTCTCAGCAGAGTTACGACAAGCCTCTATTTGAATATGTTCGGCTATGATGACGATGAGCTGAATGACATTCTTATGGCCAAGGCTTTGGACCCAAATGTCACAATGCTAATCACATTGGACAAGAGTCAAGCTGGGGGTGTACATGAGAAAAGACTTCTGGACGCTGACAGACAAAAGTTAGCCAGCTTCGGGACTCATTTTGTCATAGGGCAGAGCGCCACTCATCAGATCAGCCATACTAAAGGGTTTGTCGCTGATGGTAGAGTGGCCAGTGAAGGTTCAACAAACTGGTCGACTAGTGGTGAAGGAACCTTTGTGATTAGTGGTAAACCCGGGGGCCCTAAGTATTCCGCTCAGAATAATACGCTGAGTGTAATACAGGACAGGGACACCATCAATAGGTTTCAATCTGAGCTTATACAGGAACATCTAATTGCTCAAGGCCAACAGAATGCTTCAGAGACTTAAAAACTGTATCATGCATTCGATTGGTGTGGCCGGTCGAGTCATTAAAAGTGTTCTTACAGGTCCAGACGGTAAAAGTTGGTCCCCTGGCCGTATTATGGGTTCAGCTGTATTTATTATCGGTCAGTGTCTCGTAATCAGGGCGTCACAATCCGTACTGAGTAAGGGCCTTAATGCTGGCGATTGGTCTACATTTCTAATGGGTGTGGCTGAATTCGAGGCTCTTGACTGCACCACTGCAATTGCCCTAGTTCTTGGTATGGCTCCCGCCGATCCATTCGGTAAGTGGTGGGACCAAGGGGCTTCATCCCCATCTGATATTATCAATGTTTTAGACCATCATACTGGAGACAACACCCATGGTTAACGACCACACCACTCTTGAGCGTATTAGTGTCCTTGAGACGGAGTGGGTCCAGGCTAAACAGGATTTGGATGAAATTAAAAGTAAACTCGATGAACTCCTACATCTCAAATCGAAAGGTGTCGGGGCCCTCTGGTTTGTCTCCCTGTTAATTACATCAGCAGTCGTGGGTCTATTCTCGAACCTCAATCAGTTCTTTACTAAGCCGCATGGATAAATAAGACAAAATGCCATTTATCGTACAATTCGTACTTAGCAAAGTTTTTCCAGCCATTTGGTCTAGTCTGACTAAATATTGGAAAATCTACGTTGTAATCCTTATTATGCTGCTGCAAGGTTTGACTGCGTGCGGTTGGTATAAGGAGCATAAGGCTGTAACCGCTGAGAAGTTAGCTCTTCAATCGGAAATTACTAGTGTAAAGGATGCTCAAGCCGCTGCTGATAAATTAGCGCAGGATGAGAAGATTAAACTCCAGAAGGACAATCAGGCCAAAGCTAATGCAGCTGTTCAGAACTATTCAACTCTGCTTACTAAGTACAATGCTAGTCTCATGCGCTACAGCGCCACCCACATTCCGAGTAGCCCCGAGCAATCCAGTAATAGTAAACCAGACGATTCCACCGAAGGCGGCACTGGACCCAGTGGAGATTCCCAGTTTCTTACAATCAAACTAGAAGATGCCAAGATTTGTGCCACTAATACGGCAAGATTGGTTGCGGTGCATGACTGGGCGGTGGGGCTAAAAGATGCCACTCCATAAGGGTAAATCGCCTAAGGTCATCAGCCAGAACATCAAGACTGAAATTAAAGCGGGCAAGCCTCAGAAACAAGCGGTCGCCATCGCTCTGTCGGAATCAAGACGAAAGAAGAATAGGAAATAAACATGGCTAAGAAACCCATGACTATGAAGCAGTGGGAAAAATCGAGTATGGACAAAAAGCTTGATAAAAAAGAACTGGCTGCTTACAACAAAAAGAAGAAGTAATAAAACACTAAAAAGGCCTCTAGGATGTGACTCCTAGAGGCCTTTTCTTTTGTCTATTGACAGCTCAGACATTCTTCCGTATCATAAACTGGGTCTTCAATCTTCTGAACGGTATTTGTCGCCCTTTGTATTGACTTACTTCTGACATAGTACAGGGACTTCATACCTTTCTCCCAGGCAGACCAGTGGAGGGCATGTAAGTCCTGCTTATGAATGTCCGCAGGAAGGAATAAGTTTACGCTCTGGCTTTGACAGATGAACGGGGTTCTGTCAGCTGCATGTTCAATAATCCATCGCTGATCAATTTCAAAGGCCGTCTTGAACACATCCTTGACGTCTTGGGTGATGTCTAGGTGCTGAATTGATCCATCATGCTTTAGAATCGATTCCCACACCTCATCATCTGTTCCGATAATGTGTTCAAGTTTCGGATTTCGAATGACGAACGAGCCAGAGAGCGTCTTATGCGTGTAGATATTTGCGGGAATTGGTTCAATACCTGCGCTAACTCCTCCGCAGATAATACTGATATTAGCTGTTGGAGCGACTGCCAGCTTATGACTAAATCGTTCACCCGGGACATCAGGACAAGAGCCCCGTTCAGCTGCAAGCTCTCTAGAAGCTCTGTCCGCTGCTGCTCTAAGTTTGTTAAAGATTCTGACATTCCATACCTTCGCCATGACCCCTTCAAATGGAATCATCTTCTGTTGCAGAAAAGAGTGCCAACCCATGACACCGAGACCGATAGCTCTTTCTCGATTTACGGAATACCGAGCCCTTTCAACAGTGGTTCGCTCAGCAAAATCAGTAAGCACGTTGTCAAGAAACTCACAGACATCACGAACAACCTGATCAAGCGACTCTTGATACTCGTCCCATTTATCAAGGTTGAGGCTTCCCAGGCAACAAACAGCGGTACGGTCGGCATCAGTTGGGAGAGTAATTTCAGTACAGAGATTTGATTGTCTGACACGTAAACCTAAGTCCTCCTGAGCCTGTGGTAAGGCGCGGTTAACAGTATCAATGAAGTTGAGGTACGGCTCACCAGTTTCAAGTCTAAGTTCAAGCATACGTTGCCAAAGTTGCCTAGCACTGACTTTACGAATCATCCTACCCGTCTTAGGGCTCGTAAGAGGCCACTTCGACCCAGATTTGACTGCTCTCATGAAATCATCGCTTATGTTGATGCCATGATGAAGGTTCAAAGACCTTCGGTTGATGTCTCCGGTCGGCTTTCGCATCTCCAAAAATTCTTCAATTTCAGGATGGCTGACATCTAGGTAGACCGACGCGCTTCCTCTTCGCAGACTACCCTGGCTGATTGCCAAGCTGAGACTATCCTGCACCTTGATGAATGGGATAATGCCTGAAGTAGACCCTGATCCACTAACCTTTTCTCCAATAGCGCGAACTCCGCCCCAATAAGTCCCAAGGCCACCTCCGAGCTTTGAGAGTTCAATGTTCTCTACCCACGTATCTTTAATACCTTCCATAGAATCCGGTACAGCGTTGAGAAAACAGCTGATAGGCAACCCGCGATCAGTACCGCCGTTAGAAAGGATGGGGGTCGCGGGCAAAAACCAAAGGCGCTGCATATAATCCAGCATACGAAGACGATGTTCACGGTTAGAAGAGTAAGCCCCAGCCACTCTTGCAAAGAGTTCATCAGGAGTTGTTTCATCTTTCCAATAATACCTGTCTGCTAGAGTGGCAATTCCAAAGTCAGTTAACATCAAACCCCTTCCATACATCTGACCATTCTCCGCGAGTGGCAGCCTTGCTATATTCAGTAGCCCTAGCCTCGAAAAAGTTGGCGTGCTCCGGCCCGGACAACAGAGGCGTTAGCCACGGCAATGGGTGCTTTCTACCAGACTTAAAGATTGGCTTAAGACCTAGGCCTCTCAGCCTATAGTCAGTCATAAATCTCAGATAGGTCTTCATCTCATCTGGACTTAGGCCTTCAATTGGCCCCGCTTCAAATGCCAGATCAATGAACTTATCCTCTTGGCTTACGACAAGCTCAGCCATATCATAAATCTCAGCCTTTAATCCTCTGGATAGAATGCCAGTCTCATTGCAATAAGTACGAAAAATATCAGTAATCCCATCGCAATGAAGTGATTCGTCCCTAACGGACCAGCTGACAATTTGACCCATCCCCTTCATTTTGTTAAATCTCGGAAAGTTCATCAGAATGGCGAAACTGCTAAAAAGCTGAACCCCTTCAGCAAACCCCCCAAACATCGCAAGCGTTTTCGCAATATTCTCCGGTGAGTCTACAGCGAATGTGGCGTACAAGTCGTGCTTTTGCTTCAGCTCCTCGTACTCCATAAACTGACTGTACGTGGCCTCTGGCATCCCAATTGTCTCGATCAGCTTGCTGTAGGCGTCGATATGGATCGTATTTCCGGTAAATGCTACTTTTCCGTTTCTGCGTGATACTAGATTCTCTGTCTCTACACTTACACAATAAACGCGCCCATCGTATTGGATATCTTTTTTATGGGGATAAGTCTTTTCAGTCCGTCGATCAGTTATAGAGACAACGTAACAGGGTTTCTCTAATACATAATCACATCCTTGCGGTAATTTTACAGTTGCGCCTATATTGCGATTTATGCCTATGGTGGCCATGCTTTGCCCCGTCAGTGTCACTATAGCCTGGACAATATCTGCTGCTGCTTTTCTAGTCGTATAGTATGATCTCTGACCGGTTATCTTATTCACCGTGCCGTCCCAGAAAATAATTTCGTGTAACAGTGAGATGGCATATCTCGAAGAGATTTTAGATATTTCAATAAATCCAAAATCCTTAATAGACGAGATATCTACGCCATCAGGCATATTAAATGTGATATGAACTCTTCCTGTGGCTTCCCGTTTCAAGGAGTACTTAACGCCGAGGTCCTCCAAAAGCTTAGTGAGGCGCTCAATTTTCCTAGTCTTATGCAGAATAAAATCTACCGTACGCCATTCACCTGCACTAGGGCACATGCCCCGTAGACAACCATCTGCCTGAATTGCCACAAGCAGGCTATCAAGTGTCGATACATCCTGTTTACCGTAATACGTACCACCACTCGCTGGATATGTGTAATTTCTGCCCAGAATTCTCTCTAATGATTTAGATTTGATTACAGAACCATTATGGCGTGTAGCAATAAGCTCATGGTTAGGGGTCACACAAATATCTGTCGTCAACCCATCATAGTGATGCATTACACCTTTGTAGGCATAGCTCACGACCTTTTTGGGCAAAACAAAAGAGATTTGTTTTGACGGAATATCATATTGGGCGATGATATCTTTATCCGTTATGTCTGCAACATTTTTCCAGCCCTGAGCAGTCAATAGCTCGCTTTGATCGTCAAAACACTCCATGTTTGCGAAGGAGGCTAGCATCATTTTCACTTCTGTCGGCCATGTCAACTGCCCTAGCCTAGTCATATAGTTGTCTTGGACTTCAATGTCCGACTGTGTGAAAAACCTAAAGATATGTGTCAGTAGATTACGCTCAGAGTCATTGAGATTTACAGCCCAGTCTTTTACATCCTCAGCCAGTGGCACTTCTTCTGGGAGCCAGTGGATGCGTTGTTGTGTCGTCCATCTATCGTAGGCCCAGGGGTACTTGAAAGGCTTAAAGCCCAGTCCAGGGGTGAGGATATTTGGCCGGTTATTGCTCATGATCTTCGTCATACCTTACATCTTCATAAAAAACATCATCGTCTTCGGTAATCTGTCTGCGTCTTCGACCATCCGGTACTACACGTTGATGATATTTACTTGATGATAGATCGCGTGCAATATGATTCCGTAGTCTTGCCCTGCGTTTGTCCTTGCCGTCGAAACGGTTAATCCCCGCCATCACTTTCCCAATATCTTGAATATTTCAACGCTAATTCGATATCACGCTCAGGGTAGTTATGCGCCCTTAGTTGCTCTTCATAACTTATAGAGTGGTCCCTGGGAGCTGGAAAACCATATCTCCAGCCCTCAGGTGGGTCGACCATTATAACTTTAGACATGCTGTCCTTGCCCATTGGCCGTAATGACCCACTTACGGTTTACGTTCTTAATCATCTTTTTGGCAATCTCATCTTGGAGATCACCTCCGAGAAGATGGGCTACTTGACTCAAGATGACGACTACGTCTGCAATCTCCTCAAGAACATCCGCCTTTGAAACCGCCTCAGGGTCTCTTAGGGAGTTGTAGGTCTCATTGTCATAGTGATTAGTATAGTGCGTCAGTTCCCACAACTCTGTGAATTCCCTGTTAGCCCTGTCAATAAGACTGAAAGGGTTGTCAGGGGTTCCAAAGGTCTTCTCCGCCCATTGTGAGATGCCTGATTGAGTCCAAGTATTAGTCATTTAGTTTTCTCTCTGGATTTTTCAATTCATATAGTAGTACGGTCAGGTTGGCGATGACGTCTTCTAGGACTTTGATTGCTCTCTTATTAAGAGCCTTTTTGTCTGTCATATTCAATCAACATGAGTTCAAGTCTGGCAAGAGCATTCCAGGCCACGCTACAGGCGTGTAGGAGGTTAGTCTCAGCATCCAGAAGCTCCCCTTTGGACTCCTTCAGAAGATGTCTGATCATGGCGTCTGTGTAGCGATTTACGCCATCATCAACATTCTTCCAATTGTTCCAGCTGTACTTTTTAGCCCCGAAGGCGCTTACATCAGCCACAGCTTCAACGGCATTAGGGAAAAGGTTCAAGACCCCCTGAAAGATTGGAGGCTTGCCCGTATCACCCTTAACGCCTCTGACGGACTTGATACTTTGAATGAGTTGTCTACCCCATTCTTCCGAATTATCCACCAATTCTTTCAAGGATTTCCTCATTTTCTACAATTTTAAAATCAAAGGCGTCAATCAGATCATCCGCGGTAAGACCCAGCATCTCGACCAAATCGTACACATCAAAACTCTCCTGAAGACGGATAATGTCCTCAGAGGATAGTAACGCCATTAGGGGCCTCCTTAATCTTTTCCCGAGTACCCGTAGACCAAGCCCCGCAGTCGTTGCATTGAAGTCGTTGAGTCTTAAAGTACTTAGTACGACTAAAGCCTCTGTGCTGTGTATTCTTAGAGCCACAGTTACCACATTCAGACCTATCTGACCCTAGGTGCGGATGGTTAACGATGAAAGGCTTGACCCTCTCATAAAGCTTCTCCAAGAGAACTACGTCTTGAATGTTGTACTTGCGCATCTTAGCTCTGGCCTTTTCATCACCAGACATGACACGGAGCCACAGACCAAAGCCCTCATGCTTAACCTTCTCACCGACACCGAACAAAGGCCCGACAAAAGCCAGCTTATTCATGTACAGACCGAACTTTTTAATAGTCTTGAGTACATCAATATGGGTCACAGGCCCAGCAGGCTTAATACCAGCTTGAGCGAACTCCCCGTTGAGCTTGGGCAGGTCAAACCCAGTTCCATGATAAGTCAAGACCGCATCAGCCTCGTCTAGTAAATCTCTCGCAGCGGTAAGCATCTCTAGACGAGTATGTGTCCACTCAGAGTAGAAGACTGAACCTTTTTGTCCCACCCATTTGGCTGCAAAGCAAATGATGCCACCTGGGTCCACAATCTGATCATAGCTGATGTTAACGTCGTAAGCCTTCCAAGCGTAGACGAGGGCTGGCCTAGTCTCAATGTCCAGGGACAGGATTTTCTTATTCAAATTCTTGTCTTTCATGTCTACTTCTTACATAAACCAAGGCTGATTACTGTCAGTTGGCATAAGATGCTCTTCAACCTCAAGGAGGTACTCATCCGCGACTTCATAGGCCAGTTGCTCGTCCATGAACAGGGCGATGAAAATACCATCCCCATCTCTGATGGCATATACGGGTGTAAAATAGTTCATTTAGTCCACTCCTCCGGCACAACTTCGTGAGACCATGGAAACCCATTCTTCTCCGCCCATTCAGCGTGGGTCTGCTTTGTCCCGCTAATCTTTTTATGGGCGTCGTAAAAGATGAATCTTATGTCAAGATCGGGATTACATTTCTTGACGGCTAACATCTTTCTCTTGGTCTCTTTGTCTATGTACCCTTTTGCTTCAATAATGACACCATTTCTAAGCACCCAGTCGGGGATGTAAAATGCGTCAATGTGATACGGAATTCGGCTCCTCTCGTACTCAGCCCCGGCTTTAAATCGCCGGAGTTGAGCATCAATGGAACGTTCAAACTGATTTCTTGGTCCCGCCAAAACTTTAGCTCTGGAGTTTCCCAGTGTACTTCACAGGACCTAGACAGTTGGAGTAGATGGCTCTTTCCATGGGCGCAATGAATTTAAATTCTGACTTACCATAAGGCCCGTGACAGATACCGATGAATGCTCCGGTGACTACAAGATAGCCCTCAACTTGAACCGTCTCGACTGAACCGTCCGGCATCATAATCTTCATTTCATAGACAAAGTGATCAGGCTCTTGAGGGGCTTCATCAACCATGCCGGGGAAATCTACAATATTCTTTGTCAAATCAATAACTCCTTTTTTATTGTTCTTATTAGTTTTTAGTGGGAAAAACTTCCATTACTTTTGGCTCAGATTGGACGTGTACAAAGTACTTTGGCCCGGTCGAATAGACAAAAGTGCGAAGACCGAGACCACCATTTGCATCGGCCCAGCAGGTATGCTTAAATTCACAGTAAGAGCAGCCGACTGAAAGGCTTAGGTTGCCGTTGGGGCTGAAGTTACCCTTGTTGGTGCTGCCCTCCTCCTTGGGCCCGTAACAGCGCTCAGGAGGCTCAGGACTATTAATAGCCTCGCGTAGATAATCAATACGACTAATAGGATTAATGTTGGCCATTTCATCCTTGGACACAGGCATTAGGGCGAGATGCCCCAGCGTCTTGTCACCCGCAAAGAATGCTCCATCAAGACCGCCCAATCCTACGCTGTACCCGGAAAGCTGCTCCATGTACCCGAAGCCATCGTCCTCTCTGAGCGATCCGGTCTTGAACTTGTCGAAACTCCTAGAACTGGCTGACTTTACGTCGACAATAACGCCATCAATGACAGCATCAATATGACCCACAACACCATTTAACTTTACCTCGGCCTGTTTCTGCGTAACCTCGTGTCCAGCCTCTTCAGCCAGAAAGAGGAGGACTGACTCCCAAAGGTCCCCGATAAGGAACTTTAGTCTTGTACTTGATTCCAGTTTTTCAGAACCTTGCCTAGCCTCACTGGCCAACTTACTACCATTGAGTTGATACCAGAGTTGTCTAGCGGGCTTACCAATATTGGACATTCTAAGCGTCGCTGAACGCCCTTTACGCTGCTCTGAGAGCCTATTGGCCACAGTTTCAGCAAGGCTTTTTCCAAACTCTTCAACACGTTTCGGATCACACTCATGTCCGTCAAAGAGTTTGTAGACGTCTTCGATTAGAGTTTCAACGCTCTTAGACATGCCCATTATCCTTGAACGAGGTAATAAAATCGTCGTCAACAGATGAGACTACATCCCTCTTTGCAATAAGAAATGTTGACCAATCCTTATTGGCGAACTTCTCGTACGCTTCGTCTTTGTTGTCAGCAAGGACAGTCACATCACATGTCTCAGTACCTTCGATCCGTCTATCGAACTTAAAGTTGAATTTACGCATGAGCGCCTTTTCTTTTAAATTATGAAGCGGGTGATGGCCCCATTAACCCAACGCCCCAACCCGCAGATGCACCCATTGTGATGCACCCCCTTTAAATTATTTACGCTTCAGCCGACCAATCTTCGTCATCACCAGCAGCCACGGGGAACTCATCTTCACCGCCAGCAGGCACATAGGGGACATGCTCCCAGACCTGTACGGCAATCAGCCCAGGCTTAAGACCACCAGCAGCCTTCTCATTCAGAGCGTAGTTGACGTTGACAGTCGAAGTGTTACCGATAAAAGTCTCTTGGTTCCAAGGTTGGCCCTTGTTGTCAACAACCTTAATAGGCTTTGCAGGAGTACCGTCAGACTTCATAGCCTTACGCTTGAAGGTGATAAAGTCGCCTCTGTCGTCACCCTTGTTCTTTACATAGTCGCCCACACCCTGCTTAATCAGAGCTTTCCGGGTCTCAGGGGTCACAGCAACGTCCATTGACCATTCAAGTTGGGTCTTGTCGTAACCGGGCTTCGGCTTACCGACGATCTTTGCATAGTAGGCCTTACCGCTTAGCATTGGCATATTTGTTATGTTTCTCTTTATTTGTTGTTGTTAAAAAGTTTGTGAGTAAGAACCCCGCCTCACACTATATTGTAACACATCCGGGGATGATGTCAAACACTATTTTACTTACAGGATGCCCAAATGTGTCAAGGCATGTTCAGCAGCCATCTGGGGGTCGTCATAGTCGTACAAAATACTTCTGAAAATATCTGAGTACTCCTCCCCCAGATTATATTCATCCGCCAGGGGATAACCCCAGTAGAACCAATCCTTCGTTTCACTCAAATAATTAGTTTCCATTGACAGAACTCCTTTCTCATGTTATAATATCCATGCGGTTGGGTAAATAGGGATGGTATGCATCAGTGAGTTGTAGCCCAACTAAGGCCCACCTTGTAGTCTCCATCTAATGGTACGGAGAAGTTTAGCTCCTCACCAGCCTCTCGAATTGATTGTACCGCAAGCTTGCCAACCTCCTCTGAATCCTTTAATGCAGCGTCCTCTTGGCCCTCATCATGAATGTCTCCGACTTTTAGTGAATCGACACCTTTTCTGGTTTTA